TAACTTCCTTGTTATTCCGATGGCAAACTTTGCGCTTGCTTTATCCAGTTCTTCAATCGTTATTCCCCTTATAGATTTGTCAACTATGTTGCCTGTCCTTATGGGAATGCTTGGGCTAGGCGGTTTACGTACATACGAAAAGACAAAGGGGATTAAGTGATGGCTTTACCTCAACCAGACCCCAGTAGATACCGAGGTGGTTCTACTAATAGTGTTTATAAACAAGACTTGTTAAACTGGCAACAGACTCAACAGCCGACAGTAGAACCTGTAGGCCAAGAAGAGGTAGTTAGTCTCAATAGTTCTTTTGATGAAGAACCAGACGCTTTTACACCTGTTTACATTGCTCCTCCGGCTGACTATGTTCCTGATTATGTAGAACCTGAAGTAACGCCTGAAGTAGAACCAGTGGCTACAGCAACAGGTTACAGAGAAACAGGGGACACTACTACTACTTCTGACCCGTTTTCAGATTATGCAAGAGCGTCTAAAGAAGGTAGTGAGTTTAGCGCAAGCTATAGTGAAGACCCTGAAGGCTACGCAGATGCTTTAGCAAGCGGCAGTCTGCCGTACATGGACTACACTGACGAAATGATGCAAGATGTTAGTTTCATGAAACCCACAGACCAACAACTCGCAAGCGGTACGTTTGGTGGTCGTTTAATTAGCGGAGATACTGAAGAGTACGAAAGAGCTTTTACGTATAATGAAATGCTTAATAGAGGTCTTGACGAACAGACAGCTAGAGCGTGGTATGAGTCAGGAGATGACGCTAACGAGGCTTACAATTTAATAGCTGACAACTTTTTAGCTAAACAAGAAAACTATGTAACCGCTTTAGACAGTTTAAAAGAAGAAGGTAACGTAGTTGAATTTCAACAGCAATATAAAAACTCAGACTTTTCTGGTAAAGTGTCTTATCTTCATAACCTGTATAAAAATGAAGAGATTAGTAAAGAAGACTATGAAGCCGCGTGGCGTAACGAATATAATTTAGACCAAGCAAAAAAGGGAACTAATGAGTTTCTTTTTGAAATACAAGCTCCGCGAGGCTCTGACAAAATAGACAGTATTTATAGAGACCCTAACGCTGTTGATTATAAAACAGGGGATTCTATATTAGTAGTGGGTAATCCTGACGACCCTGAAAGTTGGGGTGTAGCTTTTAAAGATTTTTACTACCCTAAAGAAGCCAACGCAACACAGCAACTTCAATACTTTGATAGAATGGCAGTTACTAACGAGCCTATTCCTGATTCGTCTGAGTGGGTACAGTTTAGAGACGAGTTTTTAATTCCCGGCGCTCGTACCATATTAGCCGCGGCTACAGGAGGCACGTCCGAAAAACTATACTCTGCTGTCAAACTAGCATCAGGTGAAACACTGCACGGTTCAGACTACGCTAACTTAGTTATTGGTGGTTTAGAACAAGCAGGAGTAATTAAACCCCCTGTTGGTCTTGATGGCGACATGGTAAACCCTCTTGGTGGTGGTACAGTTGGCTCAACAATGGCCGATACCTTATTAACAGGTTCTGAAGTTACAGACGGAGTTGGTTTATTTGGCTTGGACTATGGAACAACTGTTAATGTTATTGAAGCTATAGGTAATCAAGACCCTGTTAAACTTGTTACGTCACTTGTTCCTACAGATACTGTTACAGGGTTATTGGAAGACATAGGAATACCTCCAGATATTGCAAACGACCCTGACGTTATCGAGGGCATAAAGACAGGTGTGACCACTGTTCTTAACGGAGGCGACTTAGAAGAAGGTTTAAAAGACGGTCTTGTAGAGTATATAACGGAGGGTGGTAGTTTTGGTAACGTACCTGATGTTGACCTCGGTGTCATCGAAGATGCCCTTAAACCACTAGTTGACCCTTTGTTGTCTGTAGTAGAAACAGTAGGTGAAACTATAGAAGACGTAGTTAAACCTGTAGTAGACCCTGTTATTACAGCGGTAGAAACAGTAGGTGAAACTATAGAAGACGTAGTTAAACCTGTAGTAGACCCTGTTATTACAGCGGTAGAAACAGTAGGTGAAACTATAGAAGACGTAGTTAAACCTGTGGTAGACCCTGTTATTACAGCAGTAGAGGACGTAGCTCCTCTTGTGGAAGACGTAATTAGAGACGTAGGTTCAGCCCTTGATGATACTGTTTCTGACACTATTGGTGATGTCAGTTCTGCCATTGGAGACGTAACTGACCCAGTATTATCTACAATAGGTGACGTAGGTTCTGCTATTGATGATACTGTTTCTGACACTATTGGTGATGTCAGTTCTGCCATTGGAGACGTAACTGACCCTGTTACAAGTTCTATAGGAGACGCGGGTTCTGCTATAGAAGATGCCGCAAGACCTATAGGTTCTACTATAGACGATAACATACTACAGCCTATTAAAGACTCTCTACTGACAGGAGGAGGAGGAGGTCGGTTGTCAAGTACACGTACTACGGACTCGCTGTTTGGTAGGGATTTATTTAAGTTTAAAGAGAAAGACTTTGGACTCGTAGAGCGTATAGAACAAGCCCCACCGAAAGAGCAAGTAGTAAATTTTGAAGACGACCCTTTTTCAAGTGATTTTAATAACAGGAACCTATTCGGATGAATTATTTAAACGCAATAAACAGAGTGCTACGTAGGTTACGTGAGGACGAAGTCGCTTCCGTTACGTCCACTACCTACGCCAAGCTAGTAGGAGACTACGTTAATGACGCTGTACGTCTCGTAGAGGACTCGTGGGATTGGTCAGTACTGCGTAAGGAAATAGCTGTAGACACTGTAGCAGACCAACGTGAGTACAGCCTGACAGGCGTGTCACAGATGTTTAAAACATTGTCAGTAGCTAACCAGACACAGAAGTGTTTTGTAAATGCAGGAACTGAAGCAGGCTTGCAGGAAGACAAGTTTGTCAACACAGCTAACGCCTCTGTCCCTAACAACTATGTGTACACAGGCTACGTAGAGAACGTAAACGGCGAAGGTGTAGCTTTCTATCCTGTACCTGACAAAGTGTACAACTTAAAGTTTAATGTTGTTGACAGGTCAGACGAGCTAACGGAAGCAACTGACAATATCGTTGTTCCTTACCTTCCTGTGATTCAGTTTGCTACAGCCATGGCGGCAGAGGAACGTGGTGAGACTGGTGGTGCTTCCGCTCAGGCTTTGTATGGCTTGGCTAAGTCTAGCTTGGCTGATGCTATCTCTATGGACGCGGCTCGCTTCCCTACAGAAACTATATGGTATGACGTATGAGTAAACAACTACAACCCTTATCGGTTGCGGCTCCGGCATTCTTTGGCTTGAATACACAGGACTCCCCTGTCGGTATGTCAGCCAACTTTGCTAAGCAAGCCGACAACTGTGTGATAGACAAACAGGGTCGTATTGCCGCCAGACAGGGACACACACAGGTTTCTACATCTTTCCCTACCGGTCAGAATGCCCTTGGTGCTAACCCTATTGAAGCTATACATGAACACGTTGCGTATGACGGAACAAAGACTGTATACTCAGCAGGCAACAATAGACTCTACACAGGCACTACAACTTTAACTCTTTTAGGTTTCCCCAACGGTTATTCAGCTCCTACGTCTAATCATTGGAAGATTGTAAGTTTTAACAACAGTGTGTACTTCTTCCAACGTGGTCAAATCCCACTGAAGCGTACAAACGGTATTGGCGATTTGGCTGAGTTAGCGCATAGTCAAGGAACCGGCCACACAGCACCACAGACTAACGAAGCAATGGGAGCTTTAGGTCGTTTATGGGCTACGGATAAAACAGACAACAAGTACGTTGTTTATTGGACTGCTGTTGGTGCGGACGATTTCCACACAGGTGGTTCTTTAGACTTAACTGAAGTATGGCGTTCGGATGAGACAGTAGCTCTTGCAGAGTTTAACGGCTCATTGGTTATCTTTGGTAAGCGTCAGACTGTTATATACAGTGGAGCCTCTGCTCCTGCGGATGCTCTTAGTATGACTGACATCATTGACGTAGGTTGTATTGCTAGAGACTCTGTACAGCAAACAGGGGACGACTTAATCTTCCTATCCGACCAAGGTGTTATGTCGCTAGGTCGCTTGATTCAGGAGAAGTCACAGCCATTACGTGACATCAGTAAGAATGTACGCTCTGACCTTATGGCAGATGTACCCTCAGACACTACAGGTGTTAAGTCTGTGTACAGTCCTGAGAATGCCTTTTACTTATTGTCCTTACCCGCTGTTAGTAAAGTCTATGTATTTGACCTACGAGGTGCTTTAGAGGACGGAGCGTATCGCGCAACCAAATGGACATCAATAGCCCTTACAGCCTTTGAGAGGCTTTCTAACGGCACCCTATACATGGGTAAGGATACGTTAGGTATCGTCCAGTACGGGAGCTTTCAGGACGCAGGAAACAGCTATCGTATGAAATACTTTAGTAATGAGCAAGACTTTGGCGCTCCCGCTAACGAGAAGTTCCTTAAGAAGATGCGTATTACTGTTATTGGTGGTGCTTTATCTACAGCGGTGTTGAAGTGGGGTTATGACTACGAAGAAAGCTACGCTCAGGAAACATTTACATTTGGTTCAGACACAATAGCACAGTTTGGTATAGCAGAATACAACACAACAGCAGAGTATAGCGCAGGTATTACTGTAAACAGACCTTCAGTAAACGCTAGTGGTTCAGGCACTACAATATCCTTTGGCGTTGAAACAATAATTAACAACAGTAACTTTTCCATTCAAAAAATTGACATACTAGCTCTAATCGGGAGACTGCTTTAATGAGTAACTATACGTACACAACTAACTACCTTGGTAAGGATTCATTACCTTCCGGTGACACAGATAAGATTATTAAAGGTGCTGACTTTGATGCAGACTTTTCTGCTATTCAAGCGGCTATTTCTTCTAAAGTAGACATCGCAGGCGATACCATAACTGGTGACTTGTTGTTTAACGACAACGTAAAAGCTAAGTTCGGCACAGGCTCTGATTTAAACATTTATCACGATGGTTCTAACTCCTATATTACTGATACAGGTACAGGAGGTGTTTATTTACACGCTAATCAGTTTTTAAATCTTAGAAGTGGGGAAGGAGCAGGCTCAGGAACTTATATTTTATGTCAGACTGACGGTTCCGTAGACCTTTACTACAACAACGGTAAGAAACTAGAGACAACTAACACAGGAGTTACTGTGACAGGAGAACTTGTGGCAACAACCATTAACGGAGGTACGTTCTAATGAGTAGTTTTTTAACCGATTTAGCAAGTGGTGGTGCCGCTTATTATGCAGGTAGAGAAGGTATTAGTGACGCTGAGGCCGCAGGTCAGGCAGGTTTAGGTGTTGGACAGGAGATAGGAACAACAGCCGCAGGGATGGCTGAGTTTAAACCCTACACTGTTACTAGTGGTTTAGCCACAGGAGCTACAACTCCCGAAGGTGGCCTAGACTTACAACTGTCTCCTGAAGAACAGGCACGACAGAACCAGTACTTAGGTCAAGCACAGAGTATGTTTGGTGGTCTTTCAGGTGACGTAGCGGGAGGTTCACAGGCTATCTATGAGCAGATGAGAGCCGCACAGCGACCTGAAGAAGAACGTCAGCGTATGCGTATGCAGGAAGGTTTATTTGCTAGTGGTCGTCAAGGGATTTCATCAGCGGCGTACGGTGGTACTCCTGAACAGCTTGCTTTTGAGAAAGCACGACAGGAAGCTATGCTTAATGCTCAGTTAGGGGCACGTCAACAGTTTGGACAAGAACAAGCTCAAATGTTACAAAGAGCGCAAGGTTTACAGCAAGCAGGCTATAACCCACAGACGCAAGCTATTAATCTGTTTGGTGCGTCTACTTCTCCTGCTTCCTTTGCTGATGCGGCACGTAGACAGCAAGGTTCTTTGTATGGTCAAGCGGCATCAGGAGGCTTAGAGAGCTTTATGGAAGGACAGAAGCAAGCTAATGAGTTACGTCAAATTCAAATGGAAGGTCTATTAGGCACACTATCGGGTAGAGTTAATCCTGAAACAGGCGAGCAAATTACTAGCGGTTTGTTTGATAGTGTACTAGACAAAGCCTCAGAAAAGGTTTCGGACTGGTGGGATAACCTTTAATTCATAGGAGATTAATATAATGGCACAACAAGATTACGCAGGTTTGCTTACAGGTTTAGACACTAGACCTATTAACCCTATGCAGGGGTTGAACCGAGAAGGCCGTATGGCGGCAAGAGCGCAGGGGTTTGCTGATAAAATGGCAGGCGGACTACTACGGGCGGCAGGTCAAGACCCTCGTACTGCACAACAACAAGCTAACGCGGCGATTAGCTCTCTTAATTTAGACACTAACGATAAAGTAGAGCAACAAAAAAATGTAGATATTTTACGGAAAGTTGACCCACAGAGAGCACAACAGTTAGCTCAGATGTATCAGCAGAAAAATCAACGACTTGCTCAAACACAAGGGTTAATTGACACAGCTACTAAGTTAGGTCTAACAAACACTGTAGAGCTTTTACAATCGGGAGGCTCTATAGAAGACGCGGCTAAGTCTATTTATGATGAGCAACAACGTCAGACAATAAATAAAGGAGGCCGTCAAGGTAAACTAGCTGTTGCTCAAAGTAAGAACGCTAGTCCTAAACTAATTGCTAAAATTAAAAACGGACAGTTTGACGAGATGTCCGATGAGCTGTTTATTGAGCAACTAGAAGGTAAGAAAGCAACTATTAAAGCCTTTACTAATGCTCAGGGAGAAGTTCAGAGCCGTCGTGTAGATGATTCTGCTAATGTTTGGAACCCTGCGACAAGTAAGTGGGAGTCTCCTATGGACTTAGGTCTTCGTCCTGCTCCTGTTGTTACTAAACAGATTAGTGCGGCTGATGGTATTACTTCTAAGCTGACAGGTAAGATGACTGATAACTTCTTGGAGTTAAACGCTCAAGCACAGACAGCTGAGAAAATACTAAGAATTAACCGAGATAGTATGGAAGTTCTTGACAAAGGTATTGTTAGTGGTTTTACTGCGCCTATTCAGTTGGAAGTAATGCGTATAGGCAAGGCAATGGGTATTCTACCTGAAGATATGGAAGACAAAGTTGCGGCGACTGAGTTGTTTATGATTAGTCGTGCTAAACAGGTACTTCCTCTTATTAAAGCCCTTGGTTCCGGTACAGCAATCTCGGATAAGGATAGAGAGTTCATTGAGAAAGTCGTGGCTGGTAATATTGCTCTTGATGAGAAAACTATCAGAGAAGTTATCCGTATTGAAAGCCAAGTTGCTATGGACGCTATCAACGCTAACAACAGCGCGTTGGACACTCTTAACAGGGTGGAGGGTACTAAATTAGACAATTCTGTTTATCAGAGCCTTTACATACAGCCGCCTGCTATGTCTATTACACAGCAAGGCTACAGTACAGGCGCTCAGAGCTACTTAAACCGTATTAAATAAAGGTCGGTAATCATGGAACCAACTTTAGAAGAACTAAACGCCGCTATCCTCCTCGCTGACCAAGAGGGGGACATGGCGGTCGTAGAGGAGCTTGTAAGAGCCGCTCAAGAACTAGAGGCGAAACAGCAAGCATCTCAAGGCTATCAGCCTACAGACTACGATATGGGTCAGGCTACGGTAGAAGCAGGGGAGGGTATTGTTGAAGGTATTAGACAGTTCCCTCAGAGAGCAATGGAAAGAACAGCAGAAACGTTTGCTAGAGGCGGCACTACAGGTCAGCTTGCTCCTCAAGTAGTAGGTGAAGCTGTTAAAAGCTACATTACAAACCCAATCGCTGAAGCTGTTATGTTGGGCGGTAAAGGCTTGTTAGAACTTATACCGGACAGCAATGAAAAAGCAATTGCAGATACTGTTGTTGAGACATTATCTCCTCTGGCAGACACACCTCTGGCTGAGGTTGGCTTAGATGCCGCTCGGTTTGGTATTAATGCGTGGACAGAGTTCGCACAGAATAACCCTGTTCAGGCTGACACACTTAAAGGTGTCTTCCAGATAGCTGAGGTTTACAAACCGCCTATGATGCGTAACCCTGTACCTTACTCTCCAAGTGAGCTACGTAAGCGTGGTGTTTCTTTACAGCGGTCAGCCGCAGGTACTGTCGAAGACCGTACAAGGACAGACCTAGAGGAAGTAATAACGCCTTTAGACACTCCTGCTAACCGTGCCGAGCGTCAGGAACAGATGTACACTGATGAAAGAGGGACAACACGTTACAGACGTACTCAGCGTGATGAAGATACTATTGATACCTTAAAAAAGACTAAAGTTTCAGGTACGAAGAGTAATCAGAAAAACCAAGACATTCTGACTGGTGAAATAAACAATCGTGGCGAAAAGCTAGTAAAAGAGCTACGTGAGTATGACTACGTTAAAGTAAACAAAGCAGACATACGTTCTGATATGAAAGGTATTATCGACGACCTGCTAGACCCTGTTACTGGTAACCCTGCTTTAGCCGGAGAAAC